TTAACGCTGTAAGCGTTAGTGTTCATGCTTTCGATGACACCCAGAATTACCGCATGACCTTCACCGTTATTTTCCAATTCGGCTGTGGTAAGACCCAACGCTGGCATGGTCGAGGCGGTAGCCGCATCGGACGGTGAAACCTCGGTGGCGCCGCTCGCCCCAACCGAACCCGTAGCGTAAATCGGTGTTCCCTTGGCGATCGTTGAACCGCTGGTGTTCTTGACGTGCAAATAGACAGGACCAGCCAACTGACCGTGAATGTGTGAAGCGTCAAGTAGACCGTTGACGGTCAGGTCTTCGAAGGTCGCGTCAGCGGTCGAGTCAAGAGTGATCGTCGGGGTTGCACCCTCACCAGAGTTGTTGGTAATAGTGAGTCCGTTGCCAGCAACAAGGTTTTGCACGTAATCACCGGTCGTGTCGGAACCAAGTGCAACGCTGTTTGCCTGAACCGTTGCGGTGATGTCAACGTCACCAGTTCCGTCGAAGGAAACAGACCCAGCAACATCACCGCTGAGCGAGATCGTGCGAGCAGTTTCCAACGCTGTGGCGGTATCAGCATTACCCGTAACGTCACCGGTCAGGTTGGCGGTGACGGTGCCGAACTGGACATCATCTGCCGTTCCAACTGGCTGACCGATAGAAACTGTCGGGGTCGCTCCTTCGCCAGAGTTCCCGACCAGAGCGACACCAGTTCCCGCAGTCAGGTTCTGGACGTAGTCGCCCACCGTATCTGACCCAAGGTTGATTGGGTCGTTGACCCACGCAGTTCCGTTCCAACGGAGGTAGTCCCCGTCCTGAGCAGAAGTAATTGTGACGTCACTTCGACCAGTCGAAAGACTTAGGTCTGGGGTGGTTCGCTGCCACACCGAGTTTGCCGCGTCGTAAACGAGGATGTCACCGTCTGAAGCGCCGGCCGCATTTACGTCAGAGACATCGTCAATGACGGTGGGTAGCGGGTAGAAAGTTGTTCCGTCGTTGGTGAATTCCCAAATGTCGCTTGTTTCGTTCCAACGAAGTAGAACGTTCGTTGCGGTGCCGCGTTCGATCTCGATTCCGGCGTTTGTGCTTGGGGCGCCAGTGACGTTTGAGTTGAGGGTGACAATATTGTCCTCAACTTCAAGAGTTGCCGTGTTGATTGTTGTGGTGGTTCCGTTTACCGTTAGGTCTCCACCAATGATTACGTCAGCGGTCGTTTCGACACTGTTGAATGTGACGTCAGCGGTGGTTGCGACGCTTTGGGCGATGGCGATAACGGGCGTTGACCCCTCACCGGTGCCACCGGTAACCGTGACGCCAGTTCCGGCCGACATGCTTTCGACGTAATCGCCGGTTGTGTCTGTGCCGAGGGCAACACTGTCAGGTTGGACAGTTGTCGAAATGTTGATGTTTGCGGTGCCGTCGAACGTGGCGGAACCGGCAACATCGCCAGAAACCTGAATAGTCCGCGCTGTTTCGAGAGCAGTCGCGGTGTCGGCGTTACCGGTGAGATCACCAGTCACATCGCCGGTGACATTGCCGCTCAGGTTTGCGGAGACGCTGTTGAACGTGACATCGGCACTGGTGTCGACGCTTTGCCCAATCGAAACAGTGGGTGTAGCACCTTCTCCCGTATTATCAGCAAGCGTTACACCGGTTCCCGCAACAAGGTTCTGGACATAGTCGCCGACAGAGTCGGTGCCGAGGTTCACCGCATCGTTAATCCATGCGGTTCCGTTCCAACGAAGGAAATCGCCGTCGGCTTCGCTGGTGAGGGTGACGATGCTGATGTCCCCAAGGACGCCTGCCTCAAGTGTCGAGACGTAGGTAAGACTGTTGTAAGCCGTGCTTCCGTCACCAACCTTAAGTTTGTTGGTATCTGTCTCGATCGCGAGTTCGCCAGCGGCAAGGGTGGGGTTAGCGGTCGACCACTCGCTCGCTGTTCCTCGCCTGAACTGAATTACGACATTTGCGCTCATTTAAACCCCGCCTGCATCGATTGAGACATGAGCACGGAGCCAAGTGGTTGGGGCACCACCGTCAGCCGAAATCACATCCTGCCATGAATAATTGTAGTCCGTATTGTCATTTTTCGTGAGAACTTGGCCTGTCGTGCCGCCCGCCGGAAGCGCATAAAAAGTGCTTGCTTCCCACTTGGCGGTCGAAGTGTTGTACTGGAGTACCTGTCCGTCGGTTGGGCTGGCGGCATCTACGTCGGACAACGAGTTCAAGTCGATTGCACCCGTAGCGCTTACCCACTGGTTGTTGTTACGCACATACAGAATGCCGTCGTCGGTGTCGAACCACATATCGCCGTCAGCGATGTCACCCGTCGGGGTGGAGTCGGAAAGTTCAACACTTGCACTTCCTGCTTTAACCCATTCACCTTGGCTGCGCAAATAGAGACGATCAGTTGACGTATCGATCGCCATCGCACCATCGGGGAGCGAAGTTGTCGGAGCACCGGAAGTGGTAAGAGTAATTACGCCATTTGCAGCAAAAAGCGTGTCGTCGGTCTTAAGAGTGCTTCCATCAGACCGGTAAAGATTGACATCTCCGGTTTGAGAGCCATCAGACCAAGTAAATCGGCCGCCAGCATCGATTCGGACTCGCGCAACAGAATCTCCATTGACCCTGACGGAGACGGCTTCGTCTCCTAAGTTCGCGAATTCGACGCCCTTTACAGGCGTCCCTACAAATCTTGTCATGCTGAACCAGCCTCAACTGATCGTCAAATTGTCGAACCACCCCTCAAGGCGGTTATTATCAACCGGTGACGACAGCCTTGAACGCACCCGAGGCGGGAGCAGTCGAGAACGCAACGGTCACCGAGTTCGTGTTTGTTCGCACCACATCAGCGATGACCGTGTCATACGTCGTTGAATCGTAAATCTGTACGATTACGTCACGCGTTCCGAAGTTGTGCTGAACAGTAAACGAAGTACTTGTGCCATCACCCAGCGACTGCGCGGCAACTCGCGCAAGAACAGGGGTGCTGGTCGTAAGCCCGGTGGCTGAGGTTTCAGCAAGGGTGCCACGAGCACCCGCAGCCGTAGAAGCGTTGGTACCACCATTGGAGATCGGAAGCAGGCCGCTAACCCCGTTACCCGAAGCGCTGGTCAGGTCGATGGTGTCGACCGACAAAACTCCGTTGGTGAAGGTTAGGCCTGTGCCAGCAACGTCACTGTGCAGCGCAAGACCGTCACCAGTTGTGGTCAAGCCGCTGTAGTTGCTGTCGATCTTGATTTCGAGATTGTCGCTGGTGATCTGGATGCCACCGTTCGCCGCGACATTGACATCCATGACGTCGCCGGTCTTCGACAGGCCGTCTCCAGCGAGGATCGTCCCAGCAACCGAGAACAGGGCAAACTCAAGGGCGGTAGTGCCGACCGTGATCGTGCCGTTGTTCGTCAGAACCCAGCCAGCGTCAGCGTTGATCGTTCCTTCTTCAACGAAGGTGAACATGCCCGGGGAAACCTCGGCGGTGCTGTCAGCATCATCGGCGCGGACAGCGGCGCCAGATGCCTGAACGACATAAATGCCGTTTTCTGCACCGGAAGCCTGATCTTTTACGAGAACACGGTCGCCTTGAGCAAGTGTGACTCCGTCGACGGTGTCTCCGGGTTCGAGGTCGGTGGTGATGCTAAGTGCTCCGGTGGTCGCTGCACGCACTGAGGCTTTGACGTCAAGTCCGGTGCGAGCGGCGTCAACGTATGCTTTGTTGGCGGCATCGAGATCGTTGACTGGTGCTGAAACCTGCAGACGGCCGTTGGCGTCACGGATAGCGAGAACGGAGCCGGTGTTGACGTACGCGGCGTCATCGAGTTTCTGCTTATCGGATCCGGTAAGCAGGCCGGAGGCGCCAGACGCCACCGAGTCAGCGATGGCGAAGGTTACAGAGCCGGCAGATTCGCTGATGGCGAGTGCAGTGGTGTTCGACGAGAGGGCGTGGAGCGCTTTGCGCCACGTTGAGGTATCTGCGTCGTAGACCTTGATGGTGCCTTCGGTCGTGTTGTAGATCAGGCGACCATCAAAGTTGTTCGTCGATGGGTCTGATGCGAGGGACTCAAAACGTCCGTTCAGAACCTGATTCTCGTTTAGATCAAGATTTGTGACGAATTTCGTTGCCATCTAGGACCCGCCTCACGTGAGATATACTGAGCCGGAAAACGCTGATGTGAAGTCGATGCGAATTTCCGTGTTGCTTATATATGTTACATCACCGACGATGATTGTATCTGCAGAATCAACCACCATTACCGAAGGTTTCCCACCAAGCGTATGGTTGACAACCCACGTGTTTTCTGGTGATGACTGGACATGGACGTGGCGTCGCGTGTTCCCGGAAGAAACTCCGGTGCGAACCTCGATAATTGTGGGCGCATCTTCTTCTACCGTAACGGAATTAGGAGAATCCTGATAAACGTATACCTGATTAGGCACAGCCTCGCTCATCGCGTCACCTCCAACTTCAGCGTGAAGGTCCCCTCGACAACACGGCTCACAAACCCGCTGCCCGACTCGATTTCGAGGTCATAAACCCCGTCGCTGGTCAGGGCAGCCGTCTGCTCATCCGTCATAATCAAACGGATTTCACCCTTTTGACCACCGTTCTCCAGAACAATCCCACCATTTTCCGTGGTTAGTTCGATCTGGAACGAGTCAGATGACACGGTTCTGCGCACCTGCATGCGTGCCGTGTAGTTCTCTAAGTCGTAATCGACGTAGGTTTCGCCCGTAGGGTCAGTCGGATCAGGGCTTTTTAGCCTGATGACGCGAAGGAATGACGCGCCCTGCTCGCATGTGATGTTGTAAGTGCCTGCGATCATTGGCGCCTCTTCTCCCTAAACCTACTCAATTGTAGATCAGAGACCCGGTTAAACCGGGCAAAGATTTGCCAATCAGACTGCGGAAGCAGAACCCTTATTCGGGCCAACGTTCTTGAGGCCCATGCTCATGGCGACCGAAAGAGCAACAGCGACAACGCCAGCCTTGAGGTTGTCGGCAGAAGCGAGACCGTCGAAATCGGCGCCCGTGGCCATCCAGACACCCAGATAGGCCTGAATGAAGGTTTTGGCAGCGCGCTCGGCAGCATCTTTGATGAAAGTGGCGTTCATAGGAATCCCCTTTGGAGGAGTCGGTTACGTCTTATACATTATACCAGTCGGAAGTCGATCAGTTAATGACTTCCATGTAAACCAGAATTTGACCAGACCGAGCCTCCTGAGCGTCAATCTCATCTTTTGTGCCAACCCGATCCCACGAACCTGAACTATTCCGCACAAACAAACGCTCTTCCTGCTGTGAATAAACAACCATTCCTTCAGAAAGAACGCTAGTGCCGTTGATGTCAACAATTTGTGCCGAAGCAGTAGCGGTGTCATTGAAATTCATGACCGACTGCTGCATCAGATACGTGTTCACCTGTGTCGCCGTAAGGACGGATTCTGATTGGAAATCTTTAAAGCCTGCGCCAGCCATGATTGCCCCTAACCGAGTTCGAAAAGATCAAGTCGACCAATGCCGATGTTATTGAGTGTAATGAACAGTTTATCAACTGTCTCATGTGTGAAGATGAATCCGGCAGGCCGTGTCGGCTCCACCGCTGTCAGCACCGCACCCGACGATGTCGTCACAGGATCGACCGTGGGCGTCTCCGAGGTCAAGGTGCGAATATGGATACGATGGAACTGGTCCTCGTAGTTTGGCGACACAGCAACAATTCTCGATCCGATCAGGACCTGTTGAACCGCTTGCACCATAGAGTTACGGGAACCAGCAGACCGACCATAATACGAGTTCGCCAACTGCCACTCAATAAAGTCGCCGTTGCCGATAAACACGGTTTCATCGTTTTCCGAGTCGACCAAATGGAGTTTGCATCCAAGCGTGTTATGTGGGAAACCGGTGAAGTTAACTGCTTCGAACTCATTTTTTCTTGGAGTTCGATCGCCAGAACCAACAACTTTCTCGATGTATTCGTACGAAACCCAGTAGTAACCCTCGTTTGTCGGGTCTGGCCCCTGAGAGCCGATTTGGTCCGAAAACCACCATTGGCCCGAGTAGCCGATTTCCCAGACGGTGTCGCCTTGCTCAACGTAAAACTTGTTGCCGATCGTCCCAGCGTTCGTTTTCAAAAAAGTTTCGAAAGCGTTGTTGCGTGTCAAATAATAGCCATTGTCGTACTTGGAAAAGCCGATCAAAACGCGTGGTGACGGCGTGTTATTCGGATTCGTATAGTCGTAGGTGAGCGACCAATCGAAGCCATCCTTAGAAAAAAGATCCGCATACTTCGGCGACATTGCGTATTGAGAGATGCGATGCATCGGCCTTTCGCGGAACACGTGGTCCTGAAGCGTTTTGTATGAAATCTCCGGTGTAGTATGAAGCGAATTAGTACCCTGAAACGTGCGCGTGTAGCGTTTTAGGTCACGGTCCCATGTGAACGATGTTTCAAACACTGAGTTAGCAGGACTGAAACTTTGACTATGCAAAATTGATACGATTTCGCCGTTGTCGCTCAGAGTTACAGATTGCGGGAAAACGATTGTCGGACGCTCAATAGGGCTCGTGCCAACATAGTATGGTGAGTCAATTTGGCTAGAGAGCGTTTCGCGCAAAGTCCATCCAGACTGCTTCAAATCATAAACATCTGCAGCGCGAGGACCGGACTCTCGCCATTCG